CCTCGTACTCGGCGGCGCGCGCGCGCGCGGCGTCGCAGCAGGTGCCCCCCGGGCGCCGCGCGGCCCGCGGGGCGCCGGGCGGCGCCGCCGAGCAGTCCACGAGGCGCGCGCATTCCTTCCAGCTCAGCAGCGCGGTCGCCAGCGACTGCGGGCGCGGCGCCCGCGGGCCCGCGCCGTCCGCGGGCGGCGCGGCGCCGCCGCCGGCGCCCGCGGGCGCCTCCGGGCGGTCGGCCACCGAGGCCAGCAGCGCCCGCGTCGCCGACTGGATGAGGAAGGAGTAGTTGGAGTAGCGCACCTTCCCGGCCGCCCGGCGCGGGCCCTCGGCGGCGGGGGCGGCGGCGGCGCCGCCCGGGACGCCGCCGTCCGTGCGGAAGCACACGTGGAGGAAGAAGTGCTTGTGCACGTCCACCAGCGTCAGCGCCCGGGCCGCGAAGGCGCCCACCAGCGTGGCGCGGTGCGCGCCCAGGAAGTGCCGGTCCATCAGGTAGACGAACTCGAAGGCGGCGACCACGATGGCCACGGCGCAGGGCGGGGCCGCGAGGCTCTTGGCGCAGAGCATGGCGTAGTCGGCCACCCAGGCCGGGCCCAGCCCGAACTCGCGCCGGTAGGCGTCGATCGCCCGGCACACGGCGCAGGGCTGGTCGATGGCCAGCGCGGCGGCGGCCGCCTCGACGAAGGGCGCGACGTCCGCGGCGCCGGCGGCCCCGTCGTCCCCGTCGTCCCCGCGGCCGTCGCCGGCGCCGTCGCCGCTTCCGTCCCCGTCGTCCCGCGGGCCCGGCACCTCCATTAAATGGGCCGCGAAGACGAGCTCCTCGAGGAGCCGGCCGTTCGCCTTCAGGAGCGCCGGGTCGAAGGCGACGTACGGCGCGGCGAACGCGCCCTCGGCCCACGACCGCGCGCCCTCGCCGCCGCCGGCGCCGTCGTCGTCGGCGCGCGCGAACATGCGGCTCCGCGAGCTCATCCCCCCCGAGGCGCTGGCCGCCGCGGACGTGGCCGAGCTGGAGCGCCGCTACCTCCGGGACGGCGCCGACGACGCCGTGGAGGTCTGGTTCGAGGACGTGGCGCCGCGCGAGCTCGAGGTGCTGCTGCCCACCACCGACGCCAAGGTGAACTACCTGGCCTTCTCGGCGCGCCTGGCCTCGGCGATCGCGTACGGGCCCGGCGGGCGGCCCGCGTGCAGCCACACGCGCGCGCTGGAGGCGAGGAAGGAGCGCTTCGCGACGGTGATCAACCGATTTCTGGACCTGCACCAGATCCTGCACGACGCGTAGGCCCCGGGGCGGGCCGGGCCCGGCGGCCCGCCCCGCGCGGCGGGCTATAAAGGCGCCGGCCGCGCCGCGGCGCGGCGTCCTCCCGCCCGCAGCGCGCCCGGCCGCCGGATCGCCAGACCGCCGCCGCCGCCGGCCATGCACGACCGCGACCATGAGCGCGAGCGCGAGCGCGACGGCGAGGGCGAGGGCGGCTCCCGGAACCTCATGGCCCGCATCCGCCTGCTGGTCGCCGGGAACCTGCAGTGCGGCGAGGGGGACGTGCCCCAGCCCTGGGACCCGCGCCGCCCGCCCACGCGGTGCGTCTTCCAGTTCACCGGCCAGGACGGGAGCAGCGAGGCCTTCCCCCTGGAGTACGTCCTGCGGCTGATGGCCAGCTGGGCCCGGACGGACTGCGACCCCTACGTCCGGGTCCAGAACACGGGCGTGTCCGTGCTTTTCCAGGGGTACTTCTCGCGCCCCCCCGGCGCGCCGCTCGCGGCCGTCACGGCCGAGCAGAACAACGCCACGCTGGCCTCGACGCAGAGCACGGGCCTGAGCCTGTCGGCGCTGGAGCGGATCAAGGCCCGCGGCGGCGTCGACCCGCGGCCCTTCCGCGCCATGATGTCGGTGAGCTGCTTCGTGCGCATGCCGCGCGTGCAGCTCTCGTTCCGGTTCCTGGGCCCCGGCGACTCGCACCGCACTGGCCGGCTGCTGGACCGCGCGGTCCGGGAGCGGCTGAGCGAGCGCGAGGCGCGCCCGCGCCGCGCGAGCGGGCGCGACGGGCGCGGCCCCGGCGCCGACGCCGCCGGCGCCGCCGGCGCGCCGCGCCCGCTCGCGGGCGCCGGGGCCTGCGCGCGGCGCGCCGGCGAGCTGCTCGCGGCGCGCCGGCGCGGGCTCGCGGCCCTTGCGGCGCTCGTGGGCGGGGTCTGCGGCGCTCTCGCGGTACTGCGCCTGCTCTGGGCGCCCTCTTAACGCGCGCGCGCGCGGCGCGCGCTCACTCGCGGCCCGACGACGCCATGTCCGCGCCCGCGGAGATCGACCCCAGCGCGCCGGCCACCATCACCCCCGACACCCTGCGGGACCTGCTGCCCGTGCAGATCCTGCACGTGCTGAACGCCGCGGACCGCCCGCTCCGGGACGACGCGACGCCCGAGCAGGTGGACGCGGCCCGGCGCAACCTGCTCGTCGGGACCTCGCTGGCCATGGTCGACTTGCGGCGGCGGCACGAGGCGGCCGTCGTGGCGCGCGTGCCCATGTTCGCGACGCGCGACCACGCGCACTGGGCGCGGCCGACGATCGGGCTGAAGCGGACCTTCCTCCCCCGGGTGGTGCAGCTCCCCCCCGAGTACGAGGAGGAGCCCGCCGCCGCCGCCGCGCCGGCGGACTCGGCAGCGCGCACGTGAGAGAGGCCCGCCCGCCGCCCCGCCGTCGCTTCAATAAAACACGATACACACGCGATTCTGTGCCACGCCAGTCTGTTTATTGCGAGCGGGGAGAGGGGAGGGAGGGGAGGGGGAGGGCGGGCCGGGATTCACCCCAGCAGCAGGCGCAGCGCGAATATGTCCGCCGTGACCTCGGCGGCGCGCTGCCGCAGCGCGTCGCGCGTCGCGCGCAGCCGCCGGGCTATCTTCTCGCAGGCCTCCAGCAGCAGGGCCAGGACGCTGACGCCCGTGCCGCGCAGGTACTGGCGCCGCAGCAGCGAGTTGGCGGGCACCACCCGCGCCTCGGGCGCGGCGCGGCGGGGGCCGCGCCCCTCGCCCGGCTCCACCTCCACCTCCGTCTCCGCCTCTGTCTCCGTCTCCGTCTCCCCCGGCTCGCTCTCCTCCGAGGAGCTGTCGTCGGTGGCGTCGGGGCGCGTCTCGGGGGCCGCGGGCGGCGCGCGGATCCGCGCCTCGGCGCTCGCCAGCAGGTCTCGCGTGTGCAGGTCGGCCCGCGACGCCCAGGACCGCACCGACGGCCGGCCCGCCGACCGCGACCCGCGCCGGGGCGGCGCGGCGGTCCGCGCGCGCCGGGCCGTGTCGGCGGGAGGCGCGGCGGGCGTCGCGGCGGGAGGCGCGGCGGGAGGCGCGGCGGGCGTCGCGGCGGGCGTCGCGGCGGGCGTCGCGG